GTTTTCCAACGTCATTAGGTAGTATTGAGTTTGATAGCGGTGTTGATGATATTGAGGCTCTGACCACCGACATTACATTTGCGTTTGACTCTTATACCGTAGTTAAATTATAAAAACATATCTTGACAAAAATCTAGCCCCTCTGGTATAATATTATTATGAACTTGAGCGACATAAGAGAAATGGCCACACAAGATGCCGTTATTGATGGTACTGAACTCGGTAACGAATCAATACGCATCCCCCAACTCCACAACAAATATTTAATATTGCTACAAGACGAGAAATTTGTACTTCAACGTCTTAATGTAGAGTATTTCCATATGAAAAGATTAAAGTGGGAGTATTATACTGGAAAAATGGATAAAGAAACCCTAGACGACTTGGGTTGGGATACCTTTCAACTTAACATCCTAAAAAAGGATTTAGACCTGTATCTAAAATCTGACACAGATTTGTCTAAACTAACTGATAAAATCTCATACCAAGAGTCCAAACTCACCTTTCTTGAAAGTGTGCTTAAAGAACTTAACAATAGAAATTGGGTAATTAGAAATGCTATTGAGTGGAATAAATTCACTCAAGGCGGATTTTAAAAAGTGATAACAGTACACGAAAAGGACTCGGTATACATGAAAGTGCAAACCGATGAAAGAGGGATACAGAAAGAATTAAATTCATTCTTTACATTTACTGTGCCTGGGCATGAATATATGCCTTCTTATAAAAGTCGGATTTGGGACGGTAAAATAAAACTTTATAACATAAACACAGCAGAACTGTATGTTGGTCTTTATGACCACTTAGTTAGGTTTTGTAGTGACCGTGGGTATGACATAGATGGGTATTGTCCAAAACCAAATAGAGAGATAAGTAATGACCTTATTAAAAACTTTGTCGACAACCATTTACAACCCCACGTAAATGGAGAGAGAATCTTCGTGAGAGAACATCAGGTGGATGCTATAACCCATTCAATCAATAACGACAGATGTCTTTTGCTATCTCCAACAGGGTCTGGAAAGTCTTTGATGATATATGCACTTCTCAGATACTACAGTGATACCCTTGACCCCTCTAAAAAACTTCTCATTATTGTCCCCACCACTTCCTTGGTATCACAAATGCATAGTGATTTTGGGGATTACTCAAGCAATGACGAAAGTTGGGATGTTTCAAAAGAGTGCCATTTAGTAACTGCGGGTAAAGATAAGGTAGACCCTAACAAAAGGGTGGTAATATCTACATGGCAGTCTATTCATAAAATGGGGAAAAAATATTTTGATAACTTTAGTGCTGTGTTTGGTGATGAATGTCATCTGTTTAAAGCAAAATCCCTTACCTCTATTATGACTAAATTGGGGGATTGCAAATACCGAATTGGTACTACAGGTACACTTGATGGTACACAGTGTCATAAATTAGTTATTGAAGGTTTGTTTGGTTCGGTTTACAATGTTACATCAACAAAGACCTTGATAGAAAAGGAAATCCTGTCAGACTTTGAAATTGAGTGCATCTTACTAAAACACTCAGAGGAGTTTAGACAAAAACATAAGAGGGTAACATATCAAGAAGAAATAGATGCCATTGTTAAATACGACAAAAGAAATGATTTTATAACTAAGTTAACCAAATCCCTAAAAGGTAACACCCTAGTTTTATTTCAATACGTAGCAAAACACGGAAGACCGTTGTATGAACAGATAAAAGAAAACTGTCCAGAAAAAGATGTGTATTTTATTCATGGTGGAACAGAAACCGAACTACGAGAAAAAATTCGAAAGTTAATGGAGAAAAAAGATAATGCAGTCATCGTCGCATCATATGGAACTTTTTCAACAGGTATCTCTATCAGGAAATTACACAACATTGTATTTGCCTCCCCCTCAAAATCAAGAATCCGTGTATTACAATCAATTGGTAGGCAACTTCGGAAATCCGAGCACAAGGAAACAGCACGACTCTACGACATCTCAGACGACATATGTTGGAAAAAATACAAGAACCACACCTACAGACACTATCAGGAACGGTTGAAGATATATGAGGCAGAGAATTTTTCTTGCAAAACAGTGATTATAAATATTAATGAATAGGAGTGTTATGCCTAAAAAAAATGATAACGGTTATAGACTGTTCAGATTAACTAACGGTGATTGTTTAGTTTCAAAGGTTTGTCGTTCAAATGAAGATAAATTCTATCTTGAACGCCCAATGAAAATCAATTCAATAATCGCAAACGACCCAGAAGATAAAACTGGTAGGTTTAAAAGGGAATTAGTTTACCTTACTCCATGGGTTGAATACACAAAAGACAATATTGTTTCTGTTTCTAAAACATTTGTAATGGCTATTAGCAGTGCTAATTCCGATATTAGTATGGCATATGATATTCAAAAAGAAAGAGAAGACATACCAAGTACATCAGATAATAATTATCCAGAAGGCTGGAAGCAAAATGGATTTTTCCCAGATAGTTGCTTCGGTGGTGGTGATGATGATAATGATGATGATGACGAATACATTATTAAGGAGATGGATATCTCAGACATGTCTGTAAAAGATATTGTTAATAACATACTTGAAGACATTATCAACAACAGGTCTAGAGATGATGACACCATCGTGTGGGATGAAGAAAGTATTGACAAAACTGATCCTGAATATGGTAGCAGGATGGACGATTGGTCACCAAACATTGAAGATTATATAGATGATGATGATGATACACCTTTTTCTTCAGAGGAAAAATCTTAAAATTTTTTTAAAAAAAAAGAAGTACCTTGTATTTATTGGTTAGCCAATAATTTGTCAAGTATATTGATAAAGAAATGCCCTTCTGGTATAATAAGTGTCATAAAGAAGGAGTGCACATGTGAAAAAAAAGAAATATAAAAAGAATCCTGCACATTACGTTGACAATAAAGAATTTTATGATGCGTTATGTGTGTGGAAAGATGGTGTAGTAGAGGCAGATGAATGCGGTGAACCAAGACCACCTATTCCAGAATACATCGGTGAGTGTTTCATGAAAATGGCAACAGGATTATCAAGAAGAGCATGTTTTATTAATTATGACTTTAGAGAAGAAATGGTTGGGGATGCAATTGAAAACTGCATTTTATATGCACACAACTTTAAAAAAGAAGGTAAAAACCCATTTGCTTATTTTACACAGATGATGTATTATGCATTTCTTAGACGTATCCAAAAAGAAAAGAAACAGATGTACATTAAATATAAAATAGCGGAACAGTCACCAGATTTTAGTGGTTTTATGAGTTGGGATGACCGTGACCCACATGAAAAGTTAAGTCCTCAAAAAGCATTTGGTGTAACAGATAATGATATCGACAAGTTTTCTTCAAAAGGTGGTAACAAAAAGAAAAAAGTGGAATCAAAAAAGAAGAAAACTACAAAAAAAGGTAAAACCAACCAAAAAGGCACACTAGATGATGTGCTTTAAATAAACTTTTATTATGAAGATAGCGATTATAACAGATACCCACTGGGGTGCCCGTAACGACTCCCAGTTGTTTTTAGACCATTTCTCAGATTTTTTTGAGGAATCGTTTTTCCCTACCCTTAAAAAATATGACATAGACACCGTTATCCATGCAGGTGATTTGTTGGATAGACGAAAATTTGTCAATTTTAACACACTTTCCCATGTTAGAAACAAGTTTATGAAACCTCTAAAAGATATGGGTGTTACTGTACACTGTATTTTAGGAAACCATGACACATTCTATAAAAACACAAACGATTTAAACTCCTTAAAAGAGTTGTTTGTCGACAAGTATGACAACTTTATTCTACATGAAAAACCCACTGTTGTAAACTTTGACGGCTTTGAAATATCACTTTTACCGTGGGTTAATAGAGAAAACCAACAGGAAAGTTTGAAATTTATTGATGACTCCAAATCAGACTGGTTAGTAGGACATCTTGAACTTACAGGTTATGAACCAATAAGAGGTGTTAAATGGCATGATGGTATGAACCCAGATTTGTTCAAAAAATTTGAACAGGTTTTGTCTGGTCATTTTCACTGTAAACAGGACAAGGGTAATATCCTGTATCTTGGTACTCCATACCAGATAACTTTTTCTGATGTTGGTGAACAAAAAGGTTTTTGGATTTTAGACACAGATACCAGAGAGATGGAATACATACAAAATAAGAAACGAATGTTTTACACCATGGTATATAACGACTTAGATAACAAGTATGATAAGTTTATTTCATCAAAGAATCATAAAAAATACAAAGACTCCTACGTTAAAATTTATGTAACCAATAAAGATCATCCATACATACTAGATAAGGTTGTCGACACACTTTACAATAGCGGTGTGTTTAGTCTAAATGTGATAGAAGACATGGCTAGCACGTTCGATTTTGAAGAAGATGAAACAGCCGATATGACTAAAACAACACTTGAATTACTATTTGAAGAAATAGACAACAATGAGAATGTAAACAATCCCAAAGAGGTAAAAGAAATGATTAAAGAACTTTACATGGAGTCACTAACAGCATGAGTAAATATGTATCACCGTTAAGTAACAGGTATGGGTCTGAAGAGATGAGAACACTTTGGTCTGACCAAGTTAAGTATACTATGTGGCGAAAGTTATGGTATATTTTAGCGGAAACCCAAAAAGAACTTGGTTTAGATATTACTAATGAGCAACTTACTGATTTAAGACAAAATATTAACACTGTTAATGTAGAAGCGGTAAAAGCACTTGAAAAAGAAACACATCATGATGTAGTTGCACACCTAAAAGCGTACTGTTTAGATGCACCACTTGCTGCACCAATTTTACATATTGGGGCAACTAGTCAATATCTTGTGGACAATACCGATACTTTATTGATAAGAGATTCATTAATGCGATTGGTTATGCTTACTGCAAAAGTTATCGATAAGTTGGGAGAGTTTACCGAAAAACATGCAGACATACCAACAATTGGGCTAACTCATTTTCAACCTGCTCAACCAACAACAGTTGGAAAACGCTCTGCTATTTGGACACAAAACTTTGTTACTGTTATTGAAGAACTAGGATTTAGGTTAGATAAACTTAAATTTAGAGGACTTAAAGGTACTACTGGAACGCAGGCATCGTTTATGAGTTTATTTAATAATGACTTTGCTAAAGTAACAGCATTGGATGCTATGGTAGCACAAAAGATGGGTGCTGATAGCAACCTTTTAAAGGTTACTGGTCAAACATATCCAAGAATTTTGGATGCATCTCTGGTATCAACCGTTTGTTTAATTGCATCTGCTGCCGCTAAGTTTGCAACGGATATTCGTTTATTAACTAGCAAAAGAGAAGTTGCTGAGGCCTTTGATAGGGATAAGCAGGTTGGGTCTTCTGCAATGGTTTATAAGAAAAATCCGATTGTATGTGAGAAAATTTGTTCATTATCTCGTTATTTAATCTCTCTAGTAGAAAACCCATACCATACAGCCTCAAACCAATGGATGGAAAGAACCCTTGATGATTCTGCTGGCAAGAGAATTCTTTTACCTGAGGTGTTTATCTTAGCAGATGAAATATTAAACAGCACATATGATGTTATTTGTAACATCGAAATAAATGAAAACATTATTAAAAAGAATTATGAGGAAGAACTACCGTTTTTTATTACTGAAAATGTAATTATTGAGGCAGTTAAAAATGGTACTGACAGACAAGAAGCACATGAAGAACTTAGAAAACTATCAATGGATGCACAAGATAGAGTAAGCAAAGGGTTAAAAAATAACTTACTAGCCAGAATTTCTAGAAAGAAACTCTTTAAAGGGATTAATGTTAAAGAACTAATGGACAAAGACTATACTGGTCTTGCTAAAAAGCAGGCACTGGAATTTGTTAGTGATACGGTTAAAGTAATTAGAAAAGCATATCTTGACCGTAACGAGCCCTCCTGATATAATGGTATTTTATGTTAGTATTTAAAACTGTTAAATGGAAGAACTTCCTGAGTACAGGCAATGTTGAAACTGAAGTCTACTTAGATAAGTACAATACGGTTTTGGTATCTGGTGACAACGGTGCAGGTAAATCAACAATCCTTGATGCATTAACCTTTGTATTATTTGGTAAATCGTTTAGAGGCATAAACATAAAAGGTCTTGTAAACAGTATCAATGAAAAAGACTGTGTTGTAGAAGTTGAGTTTTCTAGTAGCAAAGACATGTATAAGATAAAACGTGGGTTAAAACCCAAAGTTTTTGAAATTTATAAAAATGGTACACTCATACCACAAAATGCAACAGTCAGGGATTACCAACAAATTCTAGAAGAATCAATTCTTAAAATGTCATATAAGGCATTTTGTCAAGTTGTTATACTTGGTTCATCTAATTATATTCCTTTTATGAGGTTGACAAATAATGATAGGAGAAAAATAGTTGAAGACTTGTTAGATATTAACATTTTTTCTGTAATGAGTAATATGCTAAAAGCAAGAATGTCTGAAAACAAGGACAAACTGCAACTTGCATCAAACAGATTGAGCGTTTTGGTAACAAAGATTGATGGTCATAAAAATTTAATTAGTAGAATGGAAAAGAAAGCAAATGAATCCACTACAACCTGTAAAGAAGACCTTAAAACAACAAATGACCAAATAAAAGAACTGATGGAAGAAGTCGATAAGGAGCAAAAACTAGTTGATAGTTTAATGGGAACAATAGAATGTGAAAACGAAGTTTCAACTAGATTGATTAAGGCAGAGGGTTTAGAAAAACAACTGAAAACAAATATTAAAAAGATTAATAAAAAGATTGAATTTTATGATGAAAACAATCACTGTCCAACGTGTAGTCAAGACATAACTAATGAGCATAAAGAAAACGAAGTAACCAAAAACACTGAAAAAATTGATGAAATTACTAACGCTATTGACAAAATTGGTGATACTATAAAAGAAACTGAAGAATTGTTGAAAAAGGTTAACTCAACAATGGTTGATATTAGAAGGCTTGAAAAAACAATCTATGAAAATAACTCTTCCATTTCAGCACACAACCAATATATAACCAAACTTAATGATAACATTGAAGAAATAGCAAGAGATAGAGAAGAGTTAGATGACGAAAGAGAAAACCTAGAAAAACTTGAATTAGAATTTAAAAAATTCGATAAAAATAAAGAAGGTTTAGTGGAAACTCGTTCCATAATGGAAACATCTGCACTTCTTATTAGAGATGGTGGTATTAAGACAAAAATCATTAGATATTACTTACCTGTTATGAATAAGTTAATTAATCAATATCTTTCATCTATGGATTTTTTCTGTCAGTTTACACTGGATGAGGATTTTTCAGAGTCGATAAAGAGTAGATATCGTGATGACTTTACCTATTACAATTTTAGTGAGGGGGAAAGGTTAAGGATTGATTTATCTTTACTTCTTGTCTGGAGAGAGATTGCAAGACAAAAAAATAGTGTAAACTGCAATCTATTGATTTTAGATGAGATTTTTGACTCAAGTCTTGATGCAGTTGGTACAGAAGAATTTTTAAAGATATTGGACAGTTTTGGTAGTAAAGCGAACGTGTTTGTTATAACACACAAGGCTGATTTGTTAATGGATAAATTTAAAAACCATATTCATTTCGAAAAGAAGAACAATTTTTCAAGGATTATAGTTACAACATGACAAATAGACCACTATATCAAGACTTAACCGACCAAGGAAAATGGGATGTACTCTACGGTGATGAAAACAAACCGTTTTATGAACGTAATAATCACGTTATTAATTCAGATATGAACTGCTATTATCAGGATTTAGTCGAGATGACACCTGACGACTTTAGAGATTGGGTTGTCAAAATGCGTGAAACTGTAAAAGAATCTTGGGATTTATATGGTTGTCCACCACGAATTGGTAAATGTGAAGAGGATATTATAGAGCAGTTTAATAAGATGGCAGAATTTCCCATCCATGAGTTTACCCACACCGATGAACTGTCCGACATTAAAGATGATGTAATCATCAACAAATCACGTGTTGGTGGAGAGGCAGACCAATGGTTTAGTAATATGATGATGACCAGAATAAACTACACTGAAAAAGACACTGGTTATTCAATCTATGACCTATTTGCAGAAGACAGATTTTTAGAAAGAATGGTAAAGGCATCGATGCGACATTTCCGCAGGGATTCTTTGTATGAACATGCAAAGTCTGCACTATGCAATGACGACAAATACTCAGTGGTAAGCGTAAGCAACGGTGAAGAATGGATGGATGCGTTTCACAATAGTCCAAAGATTTTCAAGGGTTATGACTTTATGCTTGAACAAACAAAGATGCGTGAAGGTGTAAACAGTGGTTATTACCAAGTACAACAATCTGACATCTTGCATTTAAGCAGAGAGCAAGTCAAGGAGTACAAAGAAAAAGGATGGTTGGAGTATAGAAATCATTCAACATTTGACATTGATAAAATGCCCGATAACATGGTATACAATATCCGTGTTTATAAGAAAGACAAAAAGATTTTCCCACGTGGTTTTGCTTCTTTTAGGATTGGTTATATTCAAGTGGCTGTTAATTTCCCTTCAATGACTGCTAAATACCTATATGAGAGGTTCACAGACGATATCAAACATCAAGAACGCATTGTTATATACGATCCGTCTGCTGGCTGGGGTGGTCGTATACTTGGTGCTATGGCTATTAGGGATGACCGTAGCATTCATTATGTTGGGACTGACCCTAACCCTGACAATTTTCATGATGGTATGCCACGTAGTCAATATGAGTATTTGGCTGATTTTTACAATACCAAAACTTATAGAGGAAATCCGATTTTTTCCGAAACGAACACTTATAAAATTTTTCAAGAGTGTGCAGAAGAAATCCACTGCAATCCCGACTTTAAAGAGTACAGAGGAAAAATCGACCTCATCTTTACTTCACCACCTTATTTCAACAGAGAGGCGTATAGCGAAGACTCCTCTCAGTCATACAAAAAATTCGGGTCGTCGTACAAAGCGTGGAAAGAAGGGTTCTTAAAACCAACACTAGAAACTTGTGTTGAGTATTTACGACCAGACAGATACTTGTTGTGGAATATTGCGGATTTGTTGGTTAGTAAAAAATACCTACCACTACAACAAGATTCAATGGATATCCTAGAATCTCTTGGTATGGAGTACCAGTATACACTTAAGATGGCAATGGAGTTGATGCCTGGGCAAAACCGTTTAGATGAAAACGGTGTACCTATGTGTAAAAACTACTGTAGGGTAGACGGTAAATACCTAAAGTATGAGCCAGTACTTGTTTTTAAAAAGCCTGTATGATATAATACATGTTATGAGTGAAAAAGTATGGAACAAAAATACCAAAGAAGAAGATGCACTGTTTTATGCAGTGAATTATATGTATAGATATAAGTGCAATTCCACTAAAAAACAACTAAAAAAGTGGACACTAGACTATGTTAAAGAAACTTTTGGTGCAAAAGCAGTAAAAGACTACCAAAATGGTAAAAAATACGATTATGAAGTTGTGGGCTCAGCATGTAAAACAACTGCAGTTGGTTGTCCAGTTGATGTTTTGAAAGACAAAATAGACAAAGGTCTTGCACAGATAAAAAGTGATACACTTGCTACCAGAGAACGGTCGGTAGAATCAGCAAAAAACCTAAAAAATAAACCAAAGATAGATCCCAAGGTAAAGTTTAATCAGCAGTTGGGTGAATACATATTTAAAATTAGTAGTGAAATCGACAAACTAGTTGACTTTCCAAAGATTAAAAAGAAAGATTGGTTCAATGCAGAGCAGTGGTTTAAATCTCAAAATATTAAACCAGAATTTGCTGTAGAAATTCTGAATAATATTAACCCAACATTGAATGAACTTAAAGAAGCCCTTGAGGGTGAATGTGAGCAGTTAAACGAAGCATACAGTTTTTTAAAAAGACGATATCATACAAGACTAGTTGAGTTTATTTCTGAAATTGTTGAGGTTGCTAAAAGATACTCAAACAAAAGAGTGGTAACCAAATCGGGTAAAAAGAAGAAAAAGAAATCTACAACGCCAGCGATGATGGTAAGAAAACTACCCTATATGAAGAAGTTTGATGAACTTGGTTTAACGTCAATAGACCCAAAGGAAGTTATTGGGTCTAGCATACTATATGTTTATAATACAATAAGTAGACTAATATGTGTATATGTTGCTAATGATACTAGAGGGTTGTCTATTAAAGGTGCTTCTATAACTGGCTATAACGAAAAGAAATCTTTCACTAAAAAATTAAGAAGTCCAAAACATAGTACCTTTATGGTGTCTACTGGTCAAGTTAAAAAGTATGTATCAGAACACGTAAAGGCTGTAAAGACTATAGAAAAACCAATTAGACCAAGACTTAACAAGAATTGCATAATTCTGAAGGTATTTTAGTATGATTTTACTAGACACAAACCAAACAATGATTGCCACTTTGTTTTCCCTTTTCAGTAAAGAGGAATTAGAAGACATTACCGAGAGTGATGTTAGAAGAGCAACGCTTCTTGGTATAAGCAGGTTTAATAACCAGTTTAAAGACAAATATGGTGATCTAATCCTATGTTATGACATAGGTAAATACTGGAGAAAAGAAGTATTTCCAGAGTATAAAGCAAACAGGAAAAAACAACAGAAAAAAGACAACATTGACTGGGGTAGGATATACGGTTACTTTAACACTGTTAGAGAAGAAATAAAACAA